GCCGTGACCGACTACGCCGGCGCCGTGGCGGAAAGCGTTGAGGAAAGCACACAACTCGAACGACAGCTCCAAGAGTTACGCGACGCAGCGCGCGACCTCGCCGTTTAGACGGCCCGAAGCCGTGCCGAGGTGGAGGAACTCAAGCGACAACGCGACGACCAAACCTTGAGCATTGAGCAACGCCTTGAAGCGTCGCAAAAAGCGGCGGCCATCGACAAGGCCATCGCCGACGAGAACGTCCGCATCCAAGAACAAAAGGCAACCCTACTTCGACAGGAGATTGAGTTGCAGGGGGAGACGGAAGAACGCCTTAACGGCTTGGCAGAGGCCGAAATTGCGGCGGCCGATGCACGGCAACAAAGCGCCACCGTACAAACCGAACTCCAAAACAGCATCTTCGCCCTAAACGAAGAAATCAAAGCGCAAGATGAGGAGGCACAACAAGCCGCCGACGACGCATTGAAGGCCGAGGAGGAGCGTTTGGCCGAGGAACAAAAGCTCAAGGACGAAGCGGCCAAGAAAGACAAAGAACGACGCGACAAAGACCTCGCAGACGAGAAGGCTTTGCAGGACCAAAAGCGGGCCATGACCTTCGCGGCGCTTTCTGCCTTGGCTGACCTGAGCAACGCCTTCGCCAAAAACAACGAGGAGGGTGCCCGCCGTGCCTTCAAACGCAACAAAGCCCTCTCCCTTGCGTCCGCTGTCCTCAACACAAGCCAAGCAATTACGGACGCATTGGCAAAAGACGCCACGTTCCCCGGTTCGCGCTTCATCGCGGCGGCAACCGCAGGGGCGGCCGGCCTTGCTCAAATCCAAAACATCCGAAAGACGCAATTTCAAGGAAGCAACCCACCACCACCGGCCACGGAAGACCGGGGACCGGCGGGAGGCTTTGCGGCGGGAGCCGTCAACGCACCCGGAGCGCCAGCCCTCGACCTCGGGTTCTTGGGTGAAGGTGCCCAAGGCGCACCAATTCAAGCGTATGTCATCGCGCAAAACGTGAGCAACGCACAACAAGCAAACCAACAGGTCCAAGACCAAGCAACACTCGGAGGATGAAAATTGTGGAACTAATAATTGACGAGGAGGCCGAGGTGTTCGGTATCGAAGCCATCTCGCTCGTGGACCGTCCAGCCATCGAGTTGGACTTCGTGGCATTGAAAGACCAAAAGGTCACCTTTGCGGAGGTCGACAACGACAAGCGCATCCTCATGGGTCCGGCCCTTGTGCCCGACAAGCCTATCTACCGCAAGAACGCCGAGGGCGAGTTCTACGTGTACTTCTCAAAGGACACCGTTCGCCGTGCGGCCGAACTCTACCTCCAGCAAGGACGCCAAACGGCCCACACCTTGGAGCACGAGCACGCCATCAACCGCCTCACCGTGGTCGAGTCGTGGCTTGTGGAGGACAAGGCCAAGGACAAGTCGGCCGTGTACGACCTCGACGTGCCCGTAGGTACGTGGATGGTTGCCGTCAAAGTGGAGAACGAGGCCATTTGGCAAGATTGGGTCAAAGAGGGCAAGGTGAAGGGCTTTTCGATTGAGGGCTACTTTGCCGACAAGATGCAAAAGCAAGAGGAGGAGACGGCGATGGGCTACGACGTGGTCGACGCGGTGTTGAACGTGTTGGAGCTTGAGACGTATTCGGATTATCCGGACGCCGTGGTGAACAACGCCAAGCGCGGCATCGAGCTCAACGAGAAGGAAGGCAACAAATGCGCCACGCAGACGGGCAAGGTGCGCGCTCAACAGCTCGCCAAGCGTGAACCCTTGAGCCGCGAAACGGTGCAACGTATGGCGTCCTATTTGGCCCGTGCGGAGGTGTACTATGACAACGGCGACCCGACCGAGTGCGGGTATATTAGTTACCTGTTGTGGGGTGGTAAGGCGGGCAAGCGGTGGGCCGACGCCAAGGTTCGGGAGTTCCAAACGCTGTCTGAGCTTGAGAAGGTAGCCGTGCAAATCATGGCACACAACGAAAAAAAAACAGGGACCGCGTAAGCATCGCCCCCACTTATCCGTCTAATACAAAACGCACACCATGAACATCCAACAACGAGTGCAAGACATCCTCAACAAATTCGACGTCAACTTGACCGTCAGCGAGGAGAAAAGCACCGAACTGGCCGAGGTGACCCTTGAAAACGGCACCGTCGTGTACACCGACGACGAGTTTGTCGTTGGCGCTGAGGCTTACATCATTAACGACGAGGGCGAACGCATCTCGGTTCCCGCTGGCGACTACGAATTGGCCGACGGCCGTTTGATGGTTGTGGGTGAAGGTGGTGCCATCGAGGAAATCAAAGCCGCCGAGGAACCATCTGAGGAGCCCGTGGCCGAGGAGGCCGAAGCGGACCGCGTCGAGCAAAGCGCCGACGAGCCCGAAGCCACCGAGGAAGATGCCGAGGAGGAACTCGAAATTGAGGTCGAAATCGAAATGGAAGACGAAGACGAAGAAAAGCCTTCCTACGTCACCCGTGCCGAGGTGGAGGAAATGATTAAGTCGGCGTTTGAAGCCCTCAAAGAGGAAGACAAGGAAGATATGTCCGACGTCAACCCCGAGGCACCCAAAGAAGAACCCAAAGCGGAGGAAGCCCCCGAGGCCGACCCCGTAGCCGAGGAACTGGCCGCCGTCAAGGCCGAGCTTTCAGACATGAAAGACGAAGCCGTTCCCATGCTCAAGCACGCCACCCCAACGGCGCAAGCGGAGCCCATTGATTTGTCAAAACTTTCACTTACGGAGCGCGTCGCCGCCCTCCATTCTAAATTCTCTCAGAAATGAGCCTTTACAAATTTGCCAACGCGTCCATCGCCGTTGGAACCTACGCAGGTGAGGCGGCCCGTCCATACGTGGCGGCGGCTATCCTGTCAGCAGACACAATCGCGAACAACTACGTGAGCGTGTTGCAAAATGTCCACAGCAAAGCCGTCCTCCGGAAGTTCTCCGGTGCCGCCATTCAGGCAAATGACGACTGTGGTTTCTCTACTGCCGCCGGTCAGTTGACCCTCGGTGAGTCCGTGTTGACTGCGACCGCCTTGAAGGTGAACGAGCAGGTGTGCAACGAAGACCTCCGCGCTACTTGGGAGGGTGCTTTGATGAGCGGCCAAAACTCCGCCGCCCCCGCCGACTTCACAACCTACGTCGCCCAATACGTGGCCGCCAAGGTTGCCGAAAGCATCGAGGGCAACTTGTGGCAAGGTAACTACGACGCCGACGGAACCGGAGGTGGTGCCGTTGCCTACTCCAGCTTCAGCGGATTGTGCAAGCAGTTGCTCGACGCGACCCCCGGTTATGCGTCCGCTACCGTTGGCGCTTTCACCGCTGACAACGCGGCCATCACAGGCATCTTGACCCGTTTGGACGACATCGTGAACAACGCCCCAAGCGCCGTTCAGAGCGACAACGGTTCAGTCATCTACATGAGCCGCAAGTCGTTGTTCTTGCTCCAACGCGCCATGGCCGGACTCGGAACGACAAGCGTCTCTCCGGTGTTCGTTGGTTCTGACCGTCCCTTGACTTACATGGGTTTCAGCGTTGTCGCTCCCGCAGGCATGCCGAACGACACCATCATCTTCTGCAACCCGAACCAGTTGTACTTCGGTACCGACTTGTTGACCGACCACGTGAACGCGAGCATCTTGAATCTCCGCGACGTGACCGGTGACGACGTGACTCGCGTCATCATGCAGTTCAGCGGTGGCACGCAAATCGTGGACGCCGGGTCCATCGCCTTCGCTCGTATCACTGCCTTGTCTTAACCCGAAGAACGCGGGGGAGCGACTTGGCTCCCCTGCATCTTCCTAACCTCTGAAATCATGGCTTGTAGCCTTACAATTACAGGACGGTCTTTACCTTGCCGCGACGCCCTCGGAGGTGTGAAAAAGGTGTGGATTGGTTCATTTTCCGACGGCATTTGGGGCGCAGTAGGCGCAACAACACCCGGTGAAATTGACGACAGCACTGCGGCATTGGCCTTGGAGGACTTCGTGAGCCCTAAGAACACGTCAAGCCTGACTCAAACCGTGAACGCATCGGTCGAGAACGGGACGGTCTTTTACTCACAGGTGCTTTCATTGGTTTGCAATAAGCCGGTGGCCGCTGACATTGTAGAGATTCAAAACCTCGCCAAGGGCCGCCTCGCGGTCGTGGTGCAGGATATGAACGACAACTACTTCGTCATTGGACATACCCGTGGCGCTGAAATGACAGGCGGTACTATCGCATCAGGCACAGCCTTGGGCGACCTCAATGGCTTTACCTTGGAGTTCACAGGCGAGGAGGCTATCCCGGCTCCTTTCCTTGATGCTACAAGTGCAGCCGCTGGTAGCGTCACCTTCAACGTCACACCGTAATAAACACCGGGCCAAAAAGCCTTGGGACCGTTTATAGTTACAAAAGGAGGGGGAGGGCGTTGGCTCTCCCCTTTTTTGATACCATGATACACCTAACACCAAACGCCGCCGCCAACGTTGTGAGCCTTTCGCCCTACCAAGCGCGAAAGTACCTCGCCACGTTTTCGCACTACCTCATCATCTTGACCAACGAAGCCACCGAAGCGACACACGCCGCGGTGCTTGCGCCATCGGTCGACAACGCGAGGGAGACGCAGTTCGCCCTTCCCACGGATGCGGACGCGGCGGGTGTGGGTTTTGTCCCCCAACCCGGCCCCTCCACTGAACCCGTTTACGGCCCACACACACCATCCCACCCACCCCCAACAACCGCCCA